CCTGCTCTCCAGTGTCCCCTTTTGCTCCCCAAAGAACCCAATATTCAACATGATCCTCAGGACGGTAATTCATTGGCACGTTTTGTATTGCCAGATATGCATTACCGTGCCGGTACACCCAATCCATCGCACCATATGTGAGATCTGAATTCCACACACCACGCTTCACCGGGCGCACCTTTCCTATTTTTATTGTTGCCATTTGATTATTTCCTTTTATTTTAAACAGTAAATATAGTAGGTACGCCACTCCAGAAAGAGATTTTTGTTCTTGCTCGAGCCCACGAGTGATCTGTATAAGTTGATACCCAAAACTCGTCGCCTAGATTGATGTCTATATTTATATAAGTCGTATTACTGCCGATGCTGCTCATATTCACATTAATGATCCTGGTTCCGTTGTGAAACAACTGATGTCCGGTCCATTCATCTCTTTCTTCACAAGCGTAAAAAAACTCGATTCTACATCTGCCGCCCAACACTGTGAATTTTTTGTCGCTTACAACCCACTTCTGTTGGTTGCCAGAACCAAATGCCCAGTTTCCCAGATAACCGTTGGGGCATCTTGCGACCTCTCCTGCGGTGGGGGTTTGAAGGAAATACTGGGGAAGTCCCTGCGGAACCTCTGCTCTTTGAAAATACCTGCCGTCATAATGCGCCCTGGAGTAATTATCCACGAACGGCAACCCCACATCCTCTTTGGTTGTCGCTCCTGCCCTCACGTTGGGGTAAAAACCGTAGGCACGGAAGATGTCTGTCTGGGTGTGTCTCACATACCGACTGTCCTCGTACAAGGCAGCACTTTTGATATCGAGGTTTGCCCTTGCGTTTGCTTTGTTGTTTATGTCTGAAAGATTGTTTGCGGATTTCAGTGAAAGGTTGGTCAAATCAGTGACAGTCTTTACTGCAAGGCTTGATGCGGCAATGTCTTCCCTGGTTGATGTGATAGAGTTTGCCAGGGTCGGCATGGGTCCTTGAGGCCCTTCAGGTCCATCAGGCCCACGGGGTCCGTCAGGTCCCCTTGCGCCGGTAGGCCCACGGGGTCCGGCGGGTCCAACAGGCCCTTCAGGTCCATGAGGTCCTTGCATTCCCTCAGGTCCTTGAGGACCAACAGCACCTATAGGACCGACAGGTCCCTCAGGCCCATAAGGCCCTTGTATTCCTTCGGGTCCTTCAGCCCCCTGTGCGCCGGTAGGTCCCTGTTCGCCGGTAGGTCCTGGGGGTCCTGTTTCTCCTTGCTCCCCTTTGGTTCCAAACAGTGTCCAGTAAGCGGGGAATGAATCCGGTTGTCTGTTTTTTGGCACATCCACCAATGCGAGATATGCATCTCCCAGGTAAAGCACCCAATCGTATAATTCATATGCCATCAAGGGGTCCCAATCGCCCTTGAAGGTCGGTCTTACTTTTCCCAAATCGAGTGTTGGCATTATATGGTAACCTCCAGTATTCCATCATCATTTATAAAGAAGTCGTTATCATCGGCACATCCGTAATAGTCACACTGGAGATGTCCGTCAGCATTAACACGGAAGTGTCCGAATGCCAGACCCAGTGGGGTTTCTCCAAGGGGGCCTTGTTCGCCTTGATTGCCGTCCGGCCCCTCAGGTCCTTGCAGACCCTGCGGACCCTCTGGCCCCTCAGGCCCTTGTATTCCTTGCGGACCCTCAGGTCCTGTCGGTCCTTCGAAACCCCTTGGCCCTTGCTCACCTACCACGCCCTGCGGCCCTTCCGGTCCTTCCGCTCCTGTATTTCCTTGGTAACCTCTCGGTCCTTGTATACCTTGCGGTCCTCTTTCACCGACATCCCCCTCCGCCCCTGTGGGGCCTACAGGACCTTCCGGTCCCGCCGGTAGGTAGAGTTTAAGGATATTGACATCTTCCTGATAAATCGCCCAGCCGTCTGAAGCACCGCTGGGTTCAACTGTATAACCCATTTCCCTGTATCGCTCATCGATCTCTTGAACATTGCGGTGAAGCTCTATGGTGGCATCCCTGTAATCCCTTGCCTCTCTTGCGGATGCGGTTGCTGACAAGGAACCCATCGCATCGAAAGCTTCCTGTGCGATGAACAGGTTCTGAAGTGTTGCGGCATTGAGATCCGCATCGGTCAGGACTGAACCATTCTGGTAGTCAACCACTGAGTGGTCTCTGGGGGTGTTTCTTTCAATCATCACCATTGCGCCAACGGTCGGGGCAGCGGCAAGCTTCGCAACGAAAGGGTTAATGAGATGGAATAAGACCTCTTCCTCATTGACGTATACCCTGACGTGATCTTTATGCAGATACGCAAAGGGAACGGTAAACGAGTCAGTCTCGCCATCACCCCAATATCTGATGTAGGAATAAGCCATGTTTTCTCCTTAAAAGAAAAGGGACATAACCGATCAATGCGGCCATGCCCCTTTTACATTTTGTTATATATATTGATTGTTACTTGTTGAGTATCTGATCCACCTTACCGCCGCCTGTTGCTTGAGCCGGTCTGGTGATCCTCTGTATGTCATCTGAACCTTGGGAAATTGAGGAACCGGAAGTGATCCGGTCGATCCTTGAGGAATTCCTCTGCGGAGACCTCACACCACTTCTTGCCTCCAACTCTTTTATCCTTGCCTCTTGAAGACTTTCATCATTTCTCAAAAGCTCCAGACGACCTGCCTCTTTGTAAGCATTGACGATTTTTCTTACCCGCTCATGCCTGTAGGCACTTTTCCTGTAATCCCCTGTCGGATCATCAAACACTTCTCGTTTAAGATCATATCTTTTGGATTTCATCTCACGGGCAAGTGCTTCCATCAAGGTTCTGCCTTGTATCGTGGTTGTTCCTGTGAGCCGGTTCAATTCGGACCTCTGCTCGTTTGTCAGTTCCACATGCCACGGGTCCCTTGTCGGAGATGATAAACCGATCCTCAGGTCCCTCAACTCGTCAAGCACAAACGACTGATCCGCACGGTCATTGACCGGCCAGGGGGACATGAGTTTACTTGTGTGCTGGAGAAGCGCACCTGGGAGACCATCCATAGCCTTGATGCCTGGAGGACTCTCGGTCACCTCCCCTGTCAACCAATTATATTTAGGAGCTAACTGCTGCGACCCGCCTGGAAACCTGTTCATAATATGAGTCTTGATCGAGTCCACTTCCCTGAATTCAGAATCCAATCCCTGCCGGATCTGGTTCCAGAAGGAAGAGAACGGGACAAGGTTCCCCGCAAAACTTCTCGCAAAGAACTCCATTCTCCCGCCGGATGAATCGTCCATAGCACTGATCAGTTGGGTAATGCCTGTAAGGAACGTCTGTGACTCCATGTATCGGTTCAGGATTGCAGCCATCACACCTGCCAGTTCATCCAATTCCTTCTCTTCTCCGTAAGGGAAAAGCTCAACGAAATCTGCCGCCATCATTAAAGGGACGGAGAAAGGAGCGAACCGCTGCAAGTTGATCCGCTTGCCGGAGTCAGTGATGTAGGAGTACCGATCCTCGGTCTTGTTCCAAACCCTTCTCTCATGGGCATCTTTCGGTCCTCCACTGGTAAAACGTCCGCTCACTGCCAGACCAATCCCTGCCGTCCAAAGCATTGCGCCAAACATCTGCTGGCCTATGGCCTCGGTTCTGTCCAACCCGCCTCTTTTCATCGCACCTTTGTGCTGGTACTGCTTCATCCCAACCCCAGGCATCCGCTTGAATGTATCCCGCCAAAGGTTCACAGGTGTCCTTATAAAAGGTGCTGCGATCTTGAGAGGCAGGTGGTTGTTCGCTGCATTCTGTGCGGTCTTTCCGAAAGAGGTCTTGGCGGGGTTCTTACCCACCAGTTCGTCCCAGCCTTCCTGTAGGTCGTTGGTAAACGTGGACTGCCGGGTATACGACAGGTGCTTGCTGCTGGTGGCACGTCCCTGGGAATCAAAGAATTTCTCAAAGTTCTCATCAACAAACCTCTTCACTGCAAGTCCCTGTTCTTTCCTTGACAGGCCTTTGCCTATGCCGGTTGCCGCCGCTTTGTCATAGAGATCTGCAGTGACCTTGGCACGGTAATTCATCTGCTTGAACAGCTCATCCGACATCATCATTCCTCGGAAGGACAACCCGTTCATGGTATCCAACCATTTATACATTGCGGAGAACGCCCCTGTGACGGGGTCGGTGTTACCTTCTACAAGGTAAGGCGCATCAACCCTGTAGTTCCCTGGGTCGAGTTGCCCCTTGCCTCTTTTAAATGCCGTACCTGCCATCTTGATTGCATCCCACGCATGGCTTGAGAGTCCTGCATACACCCTCGCACCGTGACGAACTCCGGCCCAATCGCCTCTTGTCACGCCTTCCCACGCACCACCCATAATCATCTCTGCTGGCATCACCACTGTCTTTGCCGCTGATGTGGTATTGTTCACCACATGGGTCTTGAATCCTGAGAGCATGTTGTTGAGCATGTATTTGATAAACGTCATGCCCATCTTGTCCTTCCATGTCTCCTGGTACTTACTCAATGCCCTGGTTACCTGTCGGGTCTGAACCGCATCAGTAAGGCCTTTCATAAGGGCATCCATTTTCTCAACACCCCCTGCCCTCTTGGCGATCCTTTCCAGTTCCTTCACATCGAGGGTGTCCAATAGATTCCTGTTGGCATGTATGGGTTCCCTGAGGTTTCCCAATGCCCTTGAGAATTCCTTTTGGAGGTTCTTCATTCCAACCCCCAACTGGGTGAACTCCCCAAGCTTCTGATCAAACTCGGCAATCACCTCGACTGCCTGTCTGGCATTCAACTTGTTCGCTGATCCGGCACGTCTGGCAATGTCCTGCATATCATCGATAAGGAAATCTGACATGATCTTTGCCGCATGGTAGCGGATGGATGCCTCTCTGACGTTGGTTGTATCAATCTCCAGAGACTTGCTCATTTTCTTGAGGGATGTCCCCCAGGTATCTGCCAAATGCTGCCCCAGCACACGATTGGATCTCACGGTCATTACACCGTCATCCCACGAGGATCTGACGGCATCAAGGACGATCTCGTAAGCACCCTTATGCTCTGGGGTGGACCCATGCTTGTTCAGGTTCAGTATGCCCCTGAGGTTGCTTCCTATGCCGGTGTCATATACATCCTGTCCGGTGGTCATGTATTCCCTCACCTTTACCCCAAGGTCATCTGTATAATCACTCTTGAGTTGTTTCAGGGACTTGGTGGTTGTAGGGGGAATACCTTTTTGAACTGGTTTACGTTTGGTGGCCTCAGGTACGATCTTGGTGGCAGTTCTGCTTTTGGTGGTAATAGCACTGCCCAGTAAAGAATCTTCCTGTGAGATCAGTGTGGTAGGGACCTCAGGGTCCACACCCGATTGACGCATCACGCCACTACCCCGTTGCGGGGTGCTGCCAGGGACGATCTTAGACTTGGACATGATTTTCTCAATATCCTCAGCACCTGCCTTAATGATTCTCGCCTCTGCCTCTGCATTCTTTGCATGTCGGGCGTGTCGCAATGTACGGAAAGCTGCAAACACGCCTTCAGCTACTCCACCCATCGCCGCACCTTCAAGAACCCGCAAGATCCTCCGTTCTGCCGCAGCTTCGTCGGGGTCCGAAAGGTATTCCATAAGTGGGCCTTGAAGCTCAGGACTTTCCGATATGTAATTATAAGCCATCTCGGTTAGCAGTTCCTCGTTCACGTTCATGGCGACACCATCAGCGATTGCGCCCTTGGCGAATCCTCTTTTGACAAGACCCCCGGTGGTATGTGCGCCGGTGATCGCAGATCTTCCAACATTTTCAACTGCTTTGAATTTACCTGCGCCGATGAATCCTGAAAGGAAGTTGGTGACAGGTCTTGCGATCTGCCCAGGTATTCTTTCCGGTGCTTCAGGGGATGCCACTTGCAGGGGGTTTTCCCAATCAGATGTGTCCACAACATAGCCCAACGGACTGTTGTCGTATACCCACTTACCTACATCATATGCCAGATCAGACGTTGAGTTAATGGTGTCTGCCAAACCACCGACCACCCCGTGATGGGCGAAATCCTTCAACCCACCACGGTTTGATTCCTCTTCCGGCGATTCATCCTCAGCCATCATTGTGTTTTCATATTGCGCCCCAGGCCTTTCCAGCGGGACAGATCTCGGCCTGTGAGGAGCGGGTGTTGCTGTTGCGCCGCCCACACGGTTGCCGTCTTTATCGACCTCTGTGACGCCACCATCTGGGTCTGGAATGAATCTAACCATTTATGTCTCCTTACTATCTCTTGACAGTTATTTTTTAAAGTTTTCCCTTCTTTCCCTCATTCGATCAGCGTAGCTTGAAAGGCCGGGACTGTTGATAGTCGACTGTCTTCTTTCTTCAGCCGTTTGCCTTCTTTCATCCCTTGCGGCCTGTCTGCCTTCAATGACCGCACGTCTTTCAGATTCCTTTTTCTGTTGCAACAGTGCGTGTTCGTATCTCGCTTGTTCCTGTGACAACCTACGCTCCTCGATCTCCTGTGCGGTTTGTTTTGCACGACCAAGCTGCGCCTGTTTTTCAAGGAATTCAGTGATGCTTTCAAAACCGAAATGGTCCGCAAACGCCTGTATATGCTCTGATGTCACTCCATCAGCAGCATAAAATTCGACACTTCCGTCTTCCATTTCATTCACACTTATACCCAAATCTGGGATGTAGCTTTCGTTGGGATCTGGATAGTTGCCCTCGATCAGCCCAGTGATGGTCTCGTTATAAACTGCCTGACGTGCCGCCACTGATTCTTCCCTGTCAGTTTCCAACTGCTTGGTCTGTTCCCACGCATCCTTACCGGAACCTGGAGTCAGTATGGCATCAGCTTCCCCATCTTCATTAAGCACTGCGAACCTTGGGTTTCTCAAAAGCTTGGTGGTTGTATCATGGAAAAAGTCGTGGACTTCCATCAGACTCGGTTGCCACGCACCGTCTTGCGTCTGGTTCTCGTCTGCCCATTCCGTATAGGCCCGTATAGCGGCATTCTCGAACTCAATAACAATGCCTCGTTGGATCATCGCCTCTTCCTGGTTGACCGGCTCAAACCCGTACTTGGATTCTATGTTTGCGGTAAACCCCTTTGCGAGGTACTCAACCTGATCCGTATAAGCCTTGCCTTTTGAGGTGATCAGCTTTGCATGATCTGCACGGGCTTGATCCATCATTGTCCTCATGGTATCCGGCCCGATGTTGCCCTCGTTGGCATTGTTTATGATCGCTTCCCTTTTCTCTTCAAAGGTATACCGATCCATATAGAATGAATCTTCAAGCGATGCCCTTACAGTGTCATCCCAGCCCTTAACAGCAGTTGCGGATTTGCCCTGCTTCATGACATCCATGTACCGGCCCAGTGTTGCAGCTTCTTGGTGTTTGTTTCGCTCAAGCAGGTCCTCGTAGCGTTCCCTTGCTTGTGTGTAATCGCCTTCATCGGCGAACTCCATGCCTCTTGATAATGCCTCAGCACCGAATGCCGCATCTTCCCTTTGGGTTCTGGTGTAATCCCTCTGCTCCTGTTGCCATTTCCGATCATCTATCTGGTTCCTTGCGGCCTCAATGCTGGCACGAACACCAGGAACACCTCCAAGGAATCCTGTCCCTGTTGGGATGTGGTTTATGGTGTCAAGGATGTCTTCATCCATTGTCTCAACAGCATAAGATATGATGGCATTGGTCACTGTGGCGTTTGCCTCTTGCTTGGTAAGACCGTCTGCAAGGTAACCGTCCATCATTTCCTTGATGGTGTAACCGGCATTCACACGGTCCTCAGTCATGGTCAGTCCCCCGGCATCTGCCAGATCTGCCACAGCACCTATGGACTCTTTATGCAATCCCTTCTGAACACCATATCGGTAAGCATCGTCTCGTACCTTGCTGTGGTATCGGAGGGCATTGGCTTGTAGGTTCTCAAGCCTTTCAAGATTCTCGGCCAGCAAGGTCGGGTCTTCAAGCGAGGGGTTGTTCTGCTGGAACTGGTTCCATCTCTCGGATATCAACTGCTGCACATGGTCAGGGTTGTCAGATGCAAGCACATGCTGCTCCTGCATCTCCCCATCTTCACCCATCACCTGTATTGTAGGGTTGGTGAAAAGTTCTTGCATGGTTTCATGCTCAAAAGCCCTTGTGTTGTTTCTAAGGTCGGCGGCATGATATGCCCGTCTGAAATGGGGGCTTTTGTCCCTGTACTCTGGGTGCTTTTCCACCAGTTCCTTCCACCCCATGCGGTTTGCCTCGTAGGCCTGACCGGCTGAGGTTATTTGTTCCTGGGTCCATGCTTCATGCTTCTGTTCAAGGAAGCTTGTAAGTCCCGGTTGTAGGTTCTGTAATCCTGTAGCGAGTCTGCTGAAACCACTCTGTCCGACATTGGCAGGTCCCTGGGCCGGTCTGGGTGCGCCGGTATTGGTATCCACATTCCAAATAGAGGGATGCGCCAATTCCTTTGCTTGTCTTAGCTTATGTTCTTTGTTTGGCATGATTTACCTCTTATTTGTTTATTTGAAAAGATTGCCATGAGACTGAAGACCGGACCCCAGCATACCAAGTGTTGCCGAAAGATAGTCTGGTTGTTGTATGGGTTGCGACATGAACGGCTGAGTGCGGTTCGCACCTGCTTTTGCCCCCGCTTCTGACTCATTCATTTTCCATACGGATTGGCGTTTCTGCTGGGCGAGGTTATAACCAACGGAATCCTTGTAATTACCCGCCTGTACCTCATAGTCCCGCATGAGCATGTCAAGGGAAAGACCAGCACCCTGGCTTGAATTGATTGCCTCTGCCTGTGCTTCCATCTTTTCCCTGGTGATCTGTTGGGTATCCCTGGCCGCCTCATCCCTGTGGACCTGGGATCGTTCCAATTCCTGGGTGATGTTATCATCATGCGCCCGGTTTGCAGCTTCAGCGGTCTGCATTCTGAAGTTGTTATGAGCTTCCATCTGATCCCTCTGGTGTCTTCCCATTGCCTTAGCTTCTTGGTGCTGACCGTACAGGGATGCGCCTGTGGTGGCAGCACCCATGCCCATACTTGCCAGAAACATCGTTGTTGCTGATATTGGTTCACACATTATTTTATCCTCGCAAATTCATAGAACGGCAGATGTTGGACACCCATTCGTTCATGGTATTTTATCATCGTAAACCCGCACCACATCAACCAACGGATGCTGATCAGGTTCCTTGCATCAACGTAATTGAAAAGTATCGGATACAAGTTGTTCATTATGTCAACGTAGTGCCGTGAGTGCCTCAACAGGCGCATCGGTTTCTCATCCAATGCAGGTGTGCCAAGTAACCACACAGCACCCAACAGGCCTTGAATCACTTCGCCCACGCCGAATATTCCACCAATTGTATTGCCAGGGAACATTATGGTGCGGATATAATCCCCGCCGGAGCATGAATGAAGCATCACCTCTTCGACCGGAGCATCCGTCATTGCCTGTATTTCCTGAAGATCTGATGCCCTCAGGTTTTCCACAAGCATCTGGGCATGTTCCGTTTCAAACGGTATTACATAAGGTGATGCTTCATTCATTTAAACTCTCCTGTTTCTTGTTGTGTATAATCCTTCCCACCCTGCGCCGATGAACTTGCAGGGCAGATATGTGTTGTTTATGATATCCAATGAGAACCTGTCGTTCTGGCTGAGTATCGGTATCCTGAACTTGCCGCTTGCGATGGTCAGGTCCCCGACTACAAGCGACCCCTCGCCAAGCACCCGACTTGTAAAGGTATATTCAGAAGTATCCCTGAAACTCACCTTAACTTCCGCACTGAACCACCCAGTATCCGCATAGAGGATTGAAAAGTTCCTGATCTGCAAACGCCCGTCAATTGATGCAACCATCCCGCCTTCTGCTGATTGGTGCTTCAGTACAGGGTGGCTGAATCTGTAACGCATCTCATAGTTATTGCCTATAAACACGGAGGTATTGGCCCAATCCCCCTTAACCACAACCTGGGTATCTGTATACCTTTTGATAAGTGCTATTTTTCCAAAAGGCTTATCTTGCTCCCCAACAGGCACATGGCGGGAGATGACCACAGGTTCCCCGTGTATTGGGAAAGGCAGCGTATACACGGTCTCGTTCTCTGCGGAGTAGTATGTTGGCGTAAGCCCGACTTCTTTGACCTTACGGTCTATGTGATAAACAAAAGGCGCATGTGTATCTCTTGCCGCCGGTTCGATGTTCATGTACTCAAGGTATACGCCATCGGGGTATTGCATCACCAGATAGAGTCTGGATTCAATGAAAGCCACAGACAACACCTGAGCGTGGTCACCGAAATCCCATTTCCCCCAGGCACTCTGCATCTTCTCATTGCCGCCCCAGTAATACTTATAGAAGTATATGTGGTTTCTTTCTTCCCTCGACAGTACCAATAAAATGTCCTCGTTGCTTGACTCTATAAGCTTGAACACTCCTGAAGGCAGGTATTGGGGGACATGAGCGGTTATATCGATAGCATCCCTTGTGCGGGTATCCTCATCCGTGTAATACTCCTTGATGTTGGTGAAGCGTCCACGGGGAAGCGCAAAGAATAGATTTTTCCCCGCCGCCACCGGCTTGACATCAATCGCTGATTCGAACTCGGATATAGGTATCAGGTCGGCACTTTTAGGTGACACGTCCCCATCCAACTGGAACTGTGTCTGGCCCGAAAAGCACAACAGTTTCTCTTGAAACGGTATGGCGTAATTCAGAATGGACACCTTGGTATGCCCTGCTGCGGTATCCACGGGATCTGTTGCCAGCAAGGTGGTGATGGTGGTGGGGAAAAATTCAAAGAACTCTGTGGTCCTTGACATTGTGGCGTTTGCCCCGGTCAAGAAACCAAGTCTGTTTCTGAAAAAGAAAATGTCATTGATCTTGTTGCCAACAAAGGCCGGTTCCGGTGCTGAATCCTCGTCACCAACAACACGGTCTCCCCACTCAAGTTCCCTGAATGTGAAATCCCCTGAAGTCTCACGGACAAGACCGTGGGGCATGGTTGCTGCGTTAAGCTTGAACTTCAACCCAGGCTTTATGGTCTCTTCCCACACACCATTGTTAATGGTTGTGAATCCAGGGTCTGCCTTGAATTTAACATGGTAGTTGTTAAACGATGAGCTTGCCTCGCCTGTGATCTCAACAACATACCCGTCCGGTGCTGCGGCGGGAAGCTGAGAGAACCTTTGGATCTGATTCTGAAACACGGTTATACATGTGTTGGATCGGGTATCCTCGCCGCTACAGGCGAATTCGGAACCGTCTGTTTTCCTGACCCACATGGTTGACTTGTACACATCAACCTCGTATTCCAGTTCCGCATTCAATATAACCTGCTTAAGACCTTCGGATATGTCGGTCGAATCCAGTTGTCTTGCATCTTCGTTTTCCTGATCAGTCTTGTCTGGATCGGTCTCTCCGGTCGCAGTGGTGTAGGTTGCCGTATAGCCGTCAAGCTTGATTTCATAGGTGGTCCTGTATGCGGCTTGATTGATGAATATCACTGCTTCGGTCGGGCGTGTGGGGGTAAGGTCTCCCATCATCGCCACTTCAGCATCCTTGTTCAACACAAAGGTATAATCTGCAATGGTCAATGCGGTAATCATTCTTGAAGGTTTGTCGGTGCTGAGGTAGGTCCTCCCGTTAGGAAACGCCACGGTATATTCGTTACCTTCAATATCAAACACCTTAAGGTCACCGTTTCTAATGACCACTTGATATCTTTCGATTTCATCCCTGTTTATTGTGTGAAGAAAAGCGTCTCCCAGCACACCATCCCATATCTTGGCGATGTGGTTGGTGGGTGGTCTTTTGATCAACCCCTCCACAACAGACGGGAATGCGTTATTCATATATTCGCACTGCGATGGTTGCCGCAACGCATCCGGTTGCTGAGACACACCGGATATAAGGTTTGGTATTGTGCCGGATATCAGACTCATTTTATCTCCTGTGGATAATATTCCTCGTTACATGGTTGTCCATGATGTTGTAATTGCCCACATCTGCTTCAGCCTCCCGCAGCTTCATCCATGCCCTTTGCTCATCTTGCGATGTATAAACATGGAGTGTGTCTGAGCCGACCACACGATCCTGAAAGGTTCTTGCTGATTTGATTGTGACGTATCGCCTTGCCGCTTCAGGTAACTCATTGAATGAAAGGAAAAATAAGATCTTGACCTTTAGGTCGGATACGAATTTATAGGTGTGGTTTTCAACATCATACAAGCGGTTACCACGGTGGATCGGCTTGCCGCTGTAAACACCAGGGGGGACCTGGACACGCAAGGCATTGGGCGGGACATCGATCTCCTTATCATTGTCCCTGACGAGTGGGTAATTTTCTTCAGTATTGAAGTACCACTCTGAGGTCTGTAGGTCCCTGCTGATCTCATGCAGTGTCTTACGGGCCACCGCCACATCGACCATGTTCTGATCGTCCAGAAAGTTAACTGGAGCTTCGCCGATTGCGGCCAGCATTGTGTTCACTGCTTCTAATTCCGTTGTTGGAGTATATGTAAATGGCATACTCGATAGCTCCTTTAATTAAAAAATGAAAAAAAAGGGCCACCCCTCCTGGTAGAAGGATGACCCTTTAGGTTTAACAATTTTGTACAACAGATTAGACAGCCTTGCTGATCTCCACTGCCGCTTCAGGGCGCAGGGAACCATGACCAACTGCCATTTTGGAAACCATCAAAGTACCCTGGTAGAGTGCCTTGATTTCTTCGCCGGTCATCTGCATAACCAGATCCATCAGTTTTACAGTACCCATTGCGGTTGATTCGAACACAACACCAACGGTGTCAGTGAAGTCACCAGTATAGTCGTTGTTCTCACCGGAAGTAGCTGAGGTGATGTTCGTGGTGGGCATGTTGTTGGACTTGACGATGGTGACATCTGCAATCTTGAGGATCGTACCGTCAGCATACACACCGGAACCACCCCAATCCTTGTTCAGGAGCTTGGTGGTCTGCGCCATCAGGTAATACTGCGCCGGGGAAACGATTACGGAACGCTGGCCCACTGCGTCCTTCTCGTCAAGTGCCTGGGCAGCACCGAAGATCATGGTGGCCAGAACCTCGCCATCGGTGGCAGCACTGGTGTTCTTCAGGACGGTTCCACCGGGATGACCGGCCAGGAACGCATCACCCGACATACGAGAAGTGTTGATAGCAACACGGAGGCATTTCTTGTCGAACTCACGGGCCAGTGCCTGACCAAGCTGTTTCGAATAGATGCCACGGACATCGAAATGGTTCTTCAGTTCGTCAAGCTCATACAGGAACGTATCGGCGATCAGAAGGTCATCAATCTTGATGATGCGTTCGTTATGAGCAAACTTGTTGTTGCCAAGGATCGGCGTACCCGGCACATGGTAGCTTGCATCAGCTTTCCACACTGCGGGGAAAGAGGCAGACTTACCGTGCGAGATGGTACGGATCAGGTGAAGAGATTTCATCACAACGGATTCCTCGAAAGCGGTGAGGACTTCGCCGGAGAATACCTTGAGGAACAAAGCGTTATCCTGATCGAAAGTACCGTCAGTGGTCAGATTGGTAACGCCGGGGCGGGACAGATTAATGTCAGTCATTTTCTTGTACTCCAATTTTTTAAGTGTTTAATTAAGTGAATGGTTTCTTACATTTCACTCAACCCGCCGCCGGAACGCATACCCGCACTGCAAGCAACCTGACGCATCAGACTTGGGGGGTGTGTCGTTGTGGTTTGGGTGAGCCACCTTGATAGGTGTACTCTTCTCACTTCATAAATGGAGCATGGATGGAAGGGGGAACAGTCACATACACTGCTCCCCCACCATGATATTTATTCGTTACATAATTCTTTGACTTTCAGATTGTGCTTATAAATCTGAATGAAATCCTCATAGGCACTCTCAGGCCAATCTTGATCCTCAAGCCATTCCTTTGTCTCCTCGTTAAACTCGATAGGCTTTACCCAAATACACGGGTCCATTGAGGTCATGTCCGGTCTGTATGCGCTACATGCCGCCAAGAATGTCAGACTTAGACTTAGGATCATCAGCTTTTTCAACAGCCTCGGCCTTTTTAAGGGCTTGCTGTTTGTACTGTTCGATCTCATCATAAACTTCCTTTCTTCCATCCTTGTGGTTTTCACTTGATATATACAACTGGATCAATGCCTTGATGAGGGATATCAGATTAACTATCAGTGCTATCAGACTCTTTGCCATCGCCGCTTTCCTTTGCCTTCTTGGTGATGAAACCGGCGGCAAACTCAATGGCCTGATACGTTACGTCAAGCACCTTGTTGGCCCCAGGTTTCGGAGTCGGGGTGAAGTTGACGATTGCCAGTGCCACGCCGTGAATGGCGAACAGCACGGGGATGATCATGTCCAGATTTTCCATAATAATTTCCATGTTTCAAATCTCCTTAGAATACGTTTGATTTGGCAAGTTTATCTGCCACTTTTTGTGTGTATGCAGGGTCCACACCATAGCGTGGATCTTTCATAGCCTGAACGACCTCCTGCGTTGACTCAAATACGCCAGTTGCCGATGCCTGTGCATCCCCGCTTATCAGGTTGGGGGTCTGCCCCACAGCTTTGGCGTAACGGGACTTCATGCCATCAACTGCCCATTTGATTGAATCCGCATCCTTGGAACCCACGATGCGATTGTAGGTATCCTGTTCTTGAGCCGTCAGGTTTGCGGATGCCCACTGGACCATCTTTGAATACTCATCCTTGCCACCGGCATATGTCTGAACATCGTCAATGATCTTCTGGTCTGCTGCCTGTACATCCTCTGCTGCTGCGTTGGACTGCTGGACACCGGCAATGTATGTCTCAACAACCTTCCTGGGGAAACCCGCCGCCTCAAGTTTCTTGAAGCTGTCATCCGACAACCCACCGTTTTCGGTCCATTCCTTGGAGAACTCGTCCATGTCCAGACCGGCAACCTTCAAAGCCTCAGCGGCCTCAGATTCTTCCTCTACGGGTTTCTCCTCTGTGGGTGTCTCCTCTGTGGGTGTCTCACCTGTGGGTGTCTCACCTGTGGGTGT